TCTTTTAGAACATCAAATGCTTCTATAAATAATTCGTTTTGTAATAAGTTGTTTGCATGTCTTGCTCTTTCATCATTTAGAAAATCGCTCATGTGGCTCCTATTGCTACGGCTCTGTTTTGTTCTCTTTCGAGATTAATTTCCTGTTGCTTTAGATTTGCATCAACAGCTAATTTCTGATATTCCTGCTGTATCTTTTGCGCCTTTATCTGCATTTCAGCAGCCTTAATTTCAAGTTCTTTTTGCTTAACCTGAGTCTCCATCATTTGAGTCTGTTGTTCTGGAGATGGGCCTTCCTGTTTTGGGGGTATTTGTGACGGATCAGTTAGGAAGTCATCCACGTTCTGGAATCCCATCGCCTTAACTAATGATGCTCCCAAGTTGTACATGTTTTGTTCCGTTACTATCTGTAAGCCGCCTTTCATCGCTTCCCCAGCAAACGAAAGCATCTGAGAAAGATGCGCCATCTGTTGATCTTTATTTCCCTGCCCTAAAGCCACAGATACAGTGCAATCATACTTATCATTCCATACATCGGGCCGTACAGGAACCCACTCATTTCTTAACATGATTACTCTTTGTTTATCTTGATTCTTATGAAGAAGTTCATAGATTGTAATCATCAAGTCTTTTACGCCAGTCTCCGCAAAGTTTCTGGCAATCAACTCTACACGGCTATTTGCTGCACCCATAACTGCATTAACAGCGGTTGCCGTAGTGTGTGATGTTAAAGCGTTTTCATTTAAGCCTTGAGACATTCGAGATACACCTGCCCTTGATTCTCTTACACCGTCAAGATATTCGAGCATCTGGAATGAGTAAGGCTCTAACGCTGGGGTAGCTAAAGGTGTAACTGCGTTTGGAGACTTAACTCTAACAACGCCACCCGGTCTTTGCGTAAGAAGGTCATCTAGGTTGGCCTGACCCTCTAAAACTGCATACCTACCAAAGTTTTGGTTATACATGTTATCCATGAGATTTCGCATCAACGTACTACGCATGAGCTGAAGATCCATAATTAGATCAGCTATGGATAACCCAAAGAACTTGTGAGGAATCTTAATTGGAGTTATAGATACAAATGGAATTTTATCTATCTCTTCATTAGCCAGCACCGTAGAACCCACTGTACATATCTTTCTTAGTTCAGAAATTCCATCATCATCGTAATCTGTTTTTAGAAAAGATTCATGCAACCAGTATTTGCTCAGGGACTCGTCATTATACGCATCACCTGCTCCTATACCCCAATATTCAGCAGACTTATCAAAAGCATAACGCTCAAGTCTTTCTGCGGAAAAGGACATGAGGTCTTCATCACTTCCTCCTAAACTTTCCGCATCAAGATCTTTATCTGGATACATCTCTCTTAATTCAGATAAAGTTTTCTCCACTCTATGACAAACAAACCTTGCGTCCTGTATTGATTTGGCTTCTCTTGAAATTAGGAATTCAGAAGGAGGTACATTTTCAATCTTGATCCTTCCGTTGTAATTAGTGCGTTTGATTACCACACTGTGTCCTTCGACTTCAGCGCTTCCGTAATCTGATCCGTCATACTCGCCCGGAGGGGTATGTTCTATAACCTCTACGCCGGGATCGTTAATAAGAACAGCTAACTCATCTTCTGTTAGATTTTTATATTCTTCTCTTTGGGATTCGTCTGTCTCATCCCACCAGACTTTAACTATTCCATTCTTGCTTAAAAGAGCATCAGTAAACCACGAATACATAATTTCCCAGCCGGGATTGTCTTTAGTGAATACATAGTTCACATAATCTGTGGCTTGTTTAGCCATCTCAACATCTTCTGGGCCATGAGGACTAAACTTAACCATCTCATCTCCAGAAGCAAACACCCTCATTAAAGAAGGCTTGATCCATTCAATGGTATCCTGAACTGTAGAATCTACATATTGGGATCTTCCATCTACTTCATTACCGAAAGGAAGGCCATAGTAATACTTCATAGCCATTTCTCTCTGGGTTCCTATGGTGTCTCCCATATACCCCAAAGAATCGGTTATTTCTCCCCGAATTCTGGTTACTAATTGTTCTTCGGTAATTTTTTCTTTAGCCATTAAATGATTCCATAATTTCTATACTCAACCTCGTTTGTCCACGCTGGGTCATGTCCTGCTACAGCAAAACGTTGTGATTGAAAGGCATATCGAGTAGCCGACATGAGGTCATCCCGTAGAGGAACCACCTTATTATCCTTTCTGTGGTACATTCTGAACTCTTCAAACCAATCAGAAAGTGTCGAAAACACCTTAAATTTACCCCCTTCTATGGCCTGTAACATAGCCATTAAACCCTCTTCTATGGAGTTTGAACCCTTGTTACTGCCCAATGCAGGTGGATTGGAGAAGTGTTCTAGCAAAAAACTGCACCCCATGTTCCTGTATTGGTCTGCTAACCCCGGATTTCCCATAGAATCGCGTCTATTTCCATCATGTGGGTACGCAATTGGTATAAAACTGGGTCTTGATCGTATCATTTCTGCATGGACTGCTGGAGAGGCTTTAGAAGCCCTATAACAGTCGTATACATAAAACATTTCTGCTTCTGTGTCCATAGCACACCACACTACGGCTGTTGGGTGATCCCATCCAAAGTCTATCGCTGCTATTCTTGGAAAATGATCTTCTATATGGAAAGGATCTACCATAATTTTGTCTTCACTTAGTGGAAATACCAATCCTGAGCCAATTGAAGGTCGTCCGTACCTTCTCATTTCCCTTTCGTGAGGAGAATATGAGGAGAGAATCTGTTGCATTACCCCTTCATTAAGGTGTCCCCTTTCGCCTTTCATGGACATAATCCTTTCTGATGCGTCATCCCAAGTGGCGTTGTTTAATGATTGGCCTGATTTCAGGTTGTTCATAAAGGATGCGACTGTTTCCGTCATCCCATTTTCTGGGGTAAACGTCATATAGACCATTCCTCTGCGGTCTAATGTTCTCGTAACAGCCTGAGAATACAGCTCTCTGCTAGGTTCTTCGTCTAGCCATATGCAGTCAACACTTCTTCCTTGCCACTTCTCAATGCCCATCTCATAGGCTTTAAAGAATAAAGAAGAGTTCCCCCCACTAACGTGCTTTACTAAAGCTACGCTCTTGGCGTTGGGAACACCGGGCTTACGTTCTGTCTTTATTATAAGTTTTCTAGGTATAGTACCCGAACCGAAAGCCTCTGGATCGTCAGGGGAACCCAATAATTCAAATTGAACAATATCTCTAGTGGTTTCGTTTGATACACCACCAGCCCATCCTACAATGGGTTGTGTAAATCTCTTGCCTTTCCACCATTCTGGATACAATCCAGTTAAGTGATAGGACATCTCAGCACTACCACAATAGGACTTTCCTATGCGGTTAGCAGCCATCAGGAGTCTCTGGTTAGCAGAGTTTCCTGTTTGGTGAAAAGCTAGTTGATAGGGGTACGGATCATAATAATCGATCCTGTTGTATCGTTCCCTTTGCCGTATCTCCCTAGCTAATTCAACTGCTTTTTCTAGTTCTTCCTTTGTAGCCGGAGGCATGTATCGCTTTTTGTTGCCTCTCTGCGCTCTTTCTACTTGCATAGCATTTCCCAGATTTTCCGTATTTCCATCCTTTCTTCCCTCCCTTTAGGGAGCATCGTTGTATAGGCATATCAGAACCATTTCTTCTCTCTTAATCTTTTTTGTGTTCCGGGCGTTGGATTTCCTTTATAGTGATGTTTTATAAAGAGTTCTTCCCCAACATCATCCCCATCCAAATAACGATTTATTAGAACATCGCTTCCCTTGTCTTCTGAGAGGTGAGCAAGAAACAAAGCTCTTTGTAGGTCAGGAGATAGTTTAGCTATATCTGCGTTTTCTGCTTTCTGAAAATCCTTTATTTCCTGTGGTTTATATCCAAGAACCTTTGTTAGTCTGTTTATGGCCGTAGGAATGGTTGGCTTAGTAAATTGATATATTCCTCTTGCGCTAGAGGATGGATTCTGTATATTTGTTCCATGATCGCTCTCAAACCCTCCAACATCGTGTGAAAATTGACGTAATCCGTATGCGTTTTTCCCCAATCTTTTTCCTACGCTATCAATAACTTCTGTACTATACGTTGTAAAATCTTGTGGCTGTGTTGGGCTTATAAAGAAATCTAGTATATTTGTTCCCAAGTCTTCAGGTACAAAATCTAAGATACTTGATCCAACCTCCTTTAAATCCCCAAACAGGTTAGTCCCTGAGACTTCCTCTGGAGGCATATACTGTGGTCTACCCTCAAACCTCATTGAATAAT